TTTTATCTAGGTCAATAGGTATTGACCATACGGAAGTTCGTTTACCGTCTCTATCCCAACTCGTCAAGAATTTCTAGAGCTTCTCTGTTCGGATTCTATCCACACCTCACGATTATATGCCACGTCTTAATTGACTTTAACAGTGTGGAACACCTTGTCTATACGGAACAACCTCTCACAACCATCTATCTTCCGTCTCGACTTCCTACCTTACAAGTATACCAAAATACGATATGCATTGTCAAGGCATATATTTATACGCGATAAATAACTATATGAAGATGATAAAGTATGGTGAAGGGTTGGAAGGTTTCTTTAAATGGAAGAATGAAACTACAGGTCAAATAGATACAATGTACCTACCAACAGAAAAAAGAGTTAAAAAAGTTATTGATTGTAAAGGTGAAGACTGGTTTGATGGGAAGACTATCCTAGAACTAGGAACTGCACATGGACTAGTTGGTAGACACTTTGAGAAACTAGGTGCAACAGTTTCCTATGCAGATGCAAGACAAGAACTATTGGATGGTATAGACACAGACTCAGAGAAGTTGTGTATCAATCATAATGAAGAGTGGTCATTTGATAGGAAGTGGGATTTAATTATACACTTTGGTACTCTATATCATGTTCAAAATATTTACGATGATTTAAGAAGAGCATTCAATCATACAGACGAAATGTTTTTAGAAACTGCAGTCAATACAAAACCAACAGCTGAACCATGGATGAGACAAGAAGAAGTGACCGAATGGGATTATATACCAGGCCAATCAAAACACCAAAGAAAAAATAGTAGAGTCTTCAATGGGTTTGATAATTGGGAAGCTTTCTTTAATGACAAACATGTAGAAGATTACTTAGATGAGATAGGTAAGACTTATACAAGGTATGATGATGAAGATTTGAATACCGACTTCGGTGTTATTGTAGAAAATGAACTCTATAGAAGAGATGTATACAGTTGGACAACAGAAGATTTACACCCTACGAATCCTAATAAACCAGTTAAGTTTGGTACCATACCGCCTAATTATGTTCACTTCCGTAGGTTCTGGCATATCCAAACACCTAAATAGATATATACGGAGAAATATTATGTATGATAAACAAATCAATGTGAAAGAAGGGCCATGGGAGAAATCTGTTTTTCCTAATGGAGTTGAAACAACAAATGTATTGAGTCGTAAGACCATTACAACTTATATTCAAGACGGTTATCTTTGTGAAGAGACAACCTTAAGAGAGTATAGAGGTGATGACTATCATGATATCACTTCAAACAAAAGGATAACTAAAGTACATGGTTGATATTAATAAGTCCATTCTCAATAAGAATAATTTTAGACTTCTTATTGATAAGATACCCACAACAGAATACTATATTAAGAAGTGTAATATTCCTGGCGTGCAGTTTACAGAAATTGCACAGGGTGCTGGTGTTGGATTGGACGCATATTTTCCAGGCGACAAGGTTACGTTTGAAAATCTCTCGGTAGATTTCTTAGTCGATGAAGACTTAGGAAACTTTAAAGAAGTATACGATTGGATGAATGCAATCGTACCAATCAAAGACCCATCTGATTATGCATCTTATGTTGGTAGTAAACAAACTACAACTGGTACATCTGCATCTCTAGGTGGAACTGATAAAGAAATGTCAGACATAACTTTGATTACAACAACCAACAAAAATATTCCCAATAAATACTTTAGATTCCATGACTGTTTCCCAATCAGTTTGAGTGGATTAGAGTTTGAATCGGGTGCAGACGGAGAGGCTGTAGTAGCCACTATAGAGTTTAAATTTACTTACTACGACATAGAAACCACTAGTTAATATCACACATTTGTGGTATAATATATATTATGACTTTAGATGATTTAAAAGCCCAATGGGCAAGTGACTGTGAAATAGATGATATAGAATTGGATACGGCATCGTTAGATGTTCCAAAACTTCATGCAAAATATCAAGACTTACTAACCAGTAAGATTCTAGTCCTTAAAAAATACCAAGAAAACTATAACTCTTTACTTAAAGATAAATGGTTGTGGTTCAATGGAAAAATGGATGACGATAGAATTAAAGAACTAGGTTGGGAACCCGACCCATTCAATGGTCTAAAAATAATGAAGAACGATATGAGTATCTTCTTCAATGCAGATAAAGATTTACAAGAACTCAATGCAAAAATTGAGTACCTCAAGGTTACTGTAGACTTTCTTAAAGAGTGTATGCAGAACATAACATGGAGACACCAAACGATTAAGAACACTATCGATTGGAGAAAGTTTATGGCTGGACAATAATGAATCTAAAAAATTACTTATGGACATATCCCGAACTATTAACTTCTGAAGAAGTTGAATTTATTAATGGTAAGGCAATGGAGTTTCCTCTAGAAACAGCTGCAGTTGGTCAAGGTGGAAGATTAGACTTAGACCCCGATGGAGAAGACAGAGGTAAAGAAAGAGCAGCTGGTGGAGACGGTGGTCAAATTGTAGATAAGGTTAGAGCATCTGATATTAGATGGATTTACGGTGATGCACAGAAAAACTTAGGTGATGTTTGGACAAAGGTTGAAGACGCAGTTGCAATGGGAATGAAACAATGTGGTTGGAATGTCGACATAGAAAAAGTAGAACCACTACAACATACAGTCTATCATGCAAAACAAGGTTCACGTGGTGGGTTCTATACATGGCATACAGATGCTAGTGATGAACCATATGCAAATAGTGGTATGATTAGAAAACTAAGTTTCTCTATTCAGTTAACAGACCCCGATGAATATGAAGGTGGTAACTTTCAGTGGATAGAAGATATCCGTTCAAAGGATACACTTACACCTAATGATTATACGAGAGACATGAGAGATTGGTATAGACAGATTCCAAATTCTGCAAAACAAAAGGGTTCATTAGTATTGTTCCCTTCATTTGTACACCATCAAGTTACACCAGTCACACGAGGATGTAGAACTTCCCTAGTGGGATGGTTCGTAGGATATCCATACAAGTAAAATGAAAGTCACAGTCTCGAAGGTAGATGAATGTTTCATGAGGGTAGACTGTGATGATGGTTTAGCCAAAGACCTACATGATTACTTTTCCTTTACCGTACCAAACGCAAAATTCATGCCAAGTTATAAGAACAAATGGTGGGATGGTAAGGTATATCTTTTCTCAATCAAAACACACAAAATTTATATTGGATTACTACCATACGTAGATGAGTTCTGTAGAGAAAGAGGATATGCATTTGCTGGTATTGGTGATGTCATTGGACATAAACACAAATTAAAAGATTGGAACATCAAAGATTTAAACTTACCTTTTGAACCTAGAGACTATCAGATAGAAGCATTTGAATCCACAATTAAATATGGTAGACAGCTTTTGTTGTCACCCACTGCAAGTGGTAAGTCTCTTATCATTTATATGTTGGCCAGATACTATAACATGAAAACAATAATAATTGTTCCTACTACATCATTAGTGGAACAGATGGCAGGAGACTTTAAGGAGTATGGATATGATAAAGAGATATGTAAAATTTATAGTGGTAAACCTGTTTTCCCTTCTGACATTACGATATCAACATGGCAAAGTTTTAGTAAAGCACCTAAAGAAGTCATGCAATCGTTTGATGTAGTTATAGGAGACGAAGCACATCTATTTAAAGCAAACGTATTGAAAGGTATTCTTGAGAAGATGAAGACTACTGCAGTACGAATTGGTTGTACTGGTACACTAGACGGAACAGAAGTACATAGACTACAACTAGAGGGTTTGTTTGGCCCAGTCAAGAAAGTCATATCAACAAAAGAATTAATGGACAAAGGTACGATTGCAAATTTATCTATTGATTGTGTCATACTCCGTCATACTAAACAAAAGAAAATGACATACCAAGAAGAAATGGATTACCTTGTATCGAATGATAAACGAAATGAATTTTTATGTAACCTTGTCTATTCCCTTAAGGGGAACACTCTAGTATTGTTTCAGTTTGTAGAGAAACATGGAACTGTTCTTCATGCAAAAATGCAGAAGAGACTAGAAGACAAACTACATTACGTATATGGTGGAACGGATGTTGATGACCGTGAAGCTGTAAGAGAGTATGTCGAGAACTCAAATGAAAATGTCATACTAGCATCATACGGCACCTTCTCTACAGGTGTTAATATAAAACGTATAGACAATATTGTCTTTGCATCACCATCAAAAAGTCGAATAAGAAACCTTCAATCTATAGGTAGAGGACTTCGTAAGGCTGAGGGTAAAACTAAAATGAAATTATTTGATATATCAGATGACTTACAATATGAAAATCATACTCTCAATCACCTTAAAGAACGTATAAATATATACAACGAAGAAAACTTTAACTACGAGATAAGGCAGTTCGACTTAAAATGACATCACCACAAGATTTAACAAACAGAAAGTACGAGGTTGTAAAACTGAAGACTGGTAGTGAGATTGTGGGTATGGTAAGAGATACAAACAACGGTGTTGAAATAACTTTACCTATGATATGTCAACTAACTGTTCAAGACAAACTCAATACACTTGCTACGTTTTATCCGTATGCACCCTTGAGTGAAGACCCAATTATTATGTTACCAGTAGACCAAGTGTTATATAGAAGTGTAATGAACCAACAATTCATTCCCTTTTATGATGAAGCTTCTTCTAGATGGTTAGAGATGGTTGAAACACAATCAATCCCTTTAACTAATCAAAAGATAACCGCAGAAGATGTAAGACGTGATTACTTGAATAAAGTAATGGAGTCTTTAATCCCCGAAGACTTAGAGATGATTGAAGAGGAATTCGATGTAGAAGACCTTGACCCTAAGAAAACAATTCATTAGGTTTTTAATTTGTCTAAATAAGTGCGTATAATCCATGGTTATAACAGGATATACAAAATTTTTATAACTTAACTAATAGGAAAACCATGTCCACAGCAACCTACATTGCGAAGAGCATGGTGCGAAAAGCTAGAGAAGTCGCAGAATCACCACAAGTGTGTACAATCTGTGACACTATCGAATTTCTAGTGCTGATGACTCTTCCTTTTGCTCTACCATTTATGGTAATGTTTATGTCCTACAAAGGATATTAATGTTTGAGAGAAACAAAAATAAACTACGAGAACAGGCAGAGGTGATAGGCCTCTGTCTGATTTTCTGTGCATCTATATTTGGATTGATTCCAAATGTCTGATATAGGTTTCTTAGTCAGCGGACTATCCTTACAAGTAATAATACTAATAGCGATTTATATATACAACCCAAAATGAAATATCCATTTATTTTTATACTCTTAACATCATGGGTCTTTATGGACAGAGAGCCTGGAGCTTTAAGAGCAGTTAGAGATTTGGAAAGATTCAAACAACACATTCAAATGTTATGAAAGAATTAGGAATGACACTAGTAGGATGCATGGTAATATTTGCATTCTTTTCACTTAAAATTTACCCTAATCTAGAGTACACAGGATATAGCAGTAATCAGTCTTGCACTGGTATGTGTTATGCAGAGTATGTGGAACTAAACGGAACTGTGGTAGAACAGTTACAAGCAAAACAAGCTCTTGCAAACTTAGATGAGTTTAGTCAAATCAGAAGTTTATGGAGTGGTTGTGCAGCTTGTCATGGTCAAGAAGGTCAAGGTATGGCAGTCTTCCCAAAACTTGCTGGTCAATCTGCAGATTACATAGTTGACAGACTTAACACTTATAAGAATAGAGGTGAGGTCGGTGCAATGAGTTCCACGATGTGGGCTCAAGCAGGTATGTTGTCAGATGCAGATATCAATATGATTGGTAAATTTATTGAGGTTGAACTTAAGTGAAGCACGACTCTTGGAAGAGACCCGTAGTCAGACAATCAGTATACGACTTGACATCTTTAAAACAGGGTGAATTAACCTTACTAAATAATACTGTGAAGGAAGCAACGAACGAAGAATTAGAAACATGGTATGAAGAAGACTTCTTTATGAAGGGTGACTTTTCTGCAATGCAATTATTCGTCGTCGTACCAGCAGTTATACAGGTGACTGTATTCTTTATGATGCTGGGTATGTTTTTTATAAATGAAAAATTATTTTAAGATTGTCGCGAAGCTATTATTAGGTCTAGGTAAAGAGGAAAAGGTCGACCTAAATCCCCTCGACATTATGTTCATCTGCATTTTCCTCGGGATTTCATTCTTTGTAGTAATCGGGACGTTACAATTCATACTCGTTCTATTGATTAGCTAAGTATATCCCCCTTGGGACATATTCATTTTATCACACATTTTTCATTTGTCTATAGGCTTTTATAAATAAATTTTAATTTAAAA